TGGACGAAGGATTTTTGAGGCTAAGCCGCAGGTTTTTCTCGAATGAAATGTGGAAGGTAGCCCGTGAGTTTTCGGAGTGCGAAGCGTGGCTTGACTTGATTCAGTCAGCACGATTTGAAGCAACCGACAAGGCGTACAGCGAACTCATCGGAGGTCGGGAAATCTCTTATTCAAGAGGTCAATATCCAGCATCTATATCTTTTTTGATGAAGCGTTGGCAATGGTCTGAAAAGAAAGTGCGCTATTTTCTTGCCAAACTGAAAAAGAGAGGCATGATAACGACTTGTAACAAACAAGGCATGACTGTGATAACTTTATGCAAGTATGATGAATACAACCCCTACAAGGGCATACCCAAGGGCATAGACAAGGACATAGATAACAATAAAGAAATCAGAGAGTTAAGCAATGCTTTGGGCGAGTTAAGGGCGGAGTTAAGGGCAGTTGTTGAAAAAATGGGGCAAGCTAAGGGCGATAATAAGAAGAAAGATGAAGAAGATAATACTAAAGAATCTCCTTACGGAGATAAGAAAAACGCGGCTAAAGCCGCTACTCTCTCTCGAAAAGAATCTTTTTATCAATCTCTTGTACCTTTTGTCGGTAAGTATCAAAAGGAAATGATTCGCTCCTTCTTTGATTATTGGTCTGAACTGAACAAATCAGAAACTAAAATGCGCTATGAACTTGAAAAGACCTGGGAACTTCCTAAAAGGTTGGCAACATGGGCAAATCGGGAAAAAATACCGGCCAAGCCAACTACTGATATTGGTGTGGTTCTCAAAGATAACTCTCCTGACAAATACGATTCGCCACAGGAAAGAAAATGGGAGGAAAGATGGAACAAATAGACTTTAAAAAAACAATCGACAATCTTAGGAAGACTGGATTTAACCCTGTTCCCAATCTTGTGAACATAGCGATACCAGATGCAAAGAATATCCTTTGGCAAGGGTTGAACTATTTCACGGGAAATGCCGAATGGCTACCGGAATACGATGAAATAGCCACATGGCTTTCTGGGAATAACGGGCGTGGACTTTTATGCCATGGCAATTGTGGACGAGGGAAATCACTTATATGCTGGAAGATTATCCCTTTGCTTCTCAATCACTATTGCCGGAAGATTGTAGCATGTTATGATGCACAACAGATGAATGCTGATATAGACGCTGTGAAGGCAAAGCATATCATCTATATTGATGATGTCGGTACAGAGAATCTTAGCGTGAAATTCGGAGAAAAAAGACTTGCCTTCTGTGAAATTGTTGATGAAGCGGAAAAGCGAGGAAAGCTCTTGATATTGACCACTAATCTATCACTTGATGAAATATCCCAAAAGTACGGGGAACGGACAATGGATAGATTGGTGGCGATTACTACACGGGTAAAATTCAAAGGAGACAGTCTGAGAAAATGAATGTTACAATATGCTGGGTTACCAAAGATCGGGAAGCCATAGAAAAAATACGAAAGAAGTTCGGCATATCATCTTATATGAGTGTCAACAGAGAAACTCCTTGCGATATCAAGGAAGAAGATATGGAACTCCTTAGAGAGACTGAAAAACGAGGATTCATTCAAATAAGAAACAAGTAAAACCATGTTAGTAGGAACAACAAATCTTAATACTACCCTCAACTTAACCTATGTGTTGACAGATGTTGTAGAAACCCTTCTCTATGATTTGAGAAGTGAAATGGGGAAGCAAGGCTATGAATTACGCCACGATGCGAAACGTAACTTCAACACAGCTATAGCTTCTATTCGTAAATTGAAACAGGACGTTGACAAAACCCAGTTCTCCACACAGGAGAACTTTGGAAACGACTCCGATTGCCTTCTTGCGTTTATCAGGTTGTTGGTAGACCGGTGCGGAGACGATGATAAGAAGATGTTCGAGTTTTATAATTACATCAAGCGGTTCCCTTCACAGCTTGGGTTGGAACTGGCTGATGAGAAGAGTGTGTTTGCGCATATATTTGATAATTGATATTCATAACGATATAGAAATGAGCGAAAAAATAATACTTGACGCTTGTTGTGGAAGCCGGATGTTTTGGTTTGATAAGAAGAATCCAAACGTTTTATTCATCGATAATCGTAGTGAAACCGTCACGGCTAAGGATAGAGATAAAATTAGAACTATAGAAGTAAACCCCGATGTTATAGCAGATTTCACTAATTTGCCATTTGAGGATAATTCTTTCTATATGGTAGTGTTTGACCCACCGCACCTTAAAACACTTGGCGAAACATCATGGATGGCAAAGAAATACGGTAAACTACCGAAAGACTGGCAGTCACTCATACACGATGGATTTACTGAGTGTATGCGCGTCTTGAAGCCTAACGGCACGCTTGTATTCAAATGGAACGAGAGTGAGATAAAAGCTGCGGAAGTTTTGTCTGTTATCCCTTTTAAGCCTCTATTTGGGCATACCACAGGAAGACAAAGCAAGACGATATGGATGTGCTTTATGAAATTGCCAATTAATGAATGACAGAACAGTAATGAATATTGTGAGTTGTATTGTATGCTTCTTTTGTGGGCACCGACCTTATCGAGTAACATGGAGGAATACTTCGTATCTCAGAATGAAGCGTAAGGGTGGCCAAAAGCGAAGTAAGCATATTCATAAATATCACACTAAGCATTATCGAGAATGCTGCATTAGGTGTGATAAACTTCTAAAAAAGAAATAACAAGAACGAAATGAGTGAATTATATATACCCATAGAACGCCCTACAAGGAATTTGGTAAACGGCAGGTTCCTGAAAGGACACACTCCTCATAACAAAGGTAAGAAGTTGAAATTCCATTCAAGATGGAGTAAACGTAGATGCTTAAAGAATTTGGAAAAAGGGCGTGGAGCATGGCACAAGACGGGTGCTGGCATGAATCGGAAAAGTGTAGTAGCTATAAAAAATGGTCAACTGTGTGGTATCTTCCCTTCTATTCAAGATGCAGGCAAGGCAACAGGGGTCAGCCCGTCCTTGATTAGTTATATCTGCCATAAGAAACCCGGCAAACACAAAGCTTGTGGTTTTGAGTGGTTCTTTGAGAATGATAATACTTGGTGTGATTTGATATTAAATGGAAATGGATGATAACCGAAAACAAATATTGGTAGATTACATATCATACCTGTATACAACAGGAAAGAACTATGATTCCATTGGCAAGTATATCAAGTATGTAACGGATTTTCTTGAGAGCGCCGAAGAAATCAATCGCCGCGGTTATTTGAAATATAAACATAAAAATGCGGATGCTATGGTGCGCCATTCGTTTATGTGTGCAGCTGTTTGTGATTTATTGTCTTATCTTAAAATCGGATATGGCCGACGGGAAAAGGCTGTAAAACCTTTGGAGAAACTTGAGGTTATTTCAGAGAAAAATAAGAAACTGCTCCATGATTTCATAATATGGTTGACTGATAACAATGATTATTCATCACATACAGTTGATATCTATCACACCTCTCTTAAGCAATACTTCGAATACGCCAATGAACTGAATATGGAGAATTGCAGGCGATTTATAAAAAGCCTTGAAGAGGCGAAGCTCTCTCCTGCCACCATTCGGTTACGTATTACAGCCATTGAGAAGTTCTCTAAATGGATGAAAAAGCCGATAGAATTGAAGAGGCCTAAAATGAAACGTAAGTTAGATATTTCTAATGTTCCTACCGAAGATGAATATAATCGGTTACTGGAGTATCTTAAAACAAAACTCAACAAGGATTACTATTTCTTCATTAAGGTATTGGGTACTACAGGGGCCCGGCTCTCGGAGTTTCAGCAATTCACGTGGGAGGATATAGCGACCGGTGAAGTTGTTCTGAAAGGGAAAGGGAACAAGTATCGACGTTTCTTTTTCCAGAAGCAATTGCAGAGGGAGGTGAAGGACTATATAAAGGAGACAGGCAAATCCGGTACTCTTGCTGTCGGGAGATTCGGACCGTTGACTCAAAGAGGTTTTTCTCAGCACCTGAAAGCATGGGGTAAACATTGCGGTATCGATTCAAAAAAAATGCACGCTCACGCCTTCCGGCACTTCTTTGCTAAAATGTTCCTGAAGAAAACCAAAGATGTAATTCAATTAGCAGACCTTCTCGGTCATGGTAGTGTAGATACGACAAGAATTTATTTACAGAAAAGTTATGATGAACAACAAAGAGACTTTAATAAAAACGTTACGTGGTAGTGTAGCTCAGCTCAATGAATTGTCGAATATGACTGAAGGTATAGATGTTTATGACGCTGCCGGATATGTTGATACTGAATTTCTCATGGAAGCACTATCTTGCGTCAATGCCTTCATGGATGCGAGCAATATGGTTGTAGAAAAAATATCTTCACTGTTAGCGCCGGATGCTCCGGCCGACGAAAAGAAAAAGCAGGCTGATGAAGGTAAGAAATGGAATGTGGAAGAAATATTGAAGCATTGTACTCTTGAGGATAGTGTTCTTAAACTTCCGAAAGTACAATTCAATAAGAAATCCTATGCTGAAGCAAAGAAATGGATAGAAGAAGCTGGCGGCTCATGGCAGGGAGGTAAGATACAGGGATTTACATTCCCTTTTAATCCGGAACGTGTGTTCTCCATCTTGAAAGAAGGTAAGCGATGCGATTTACAAAAAGATTTTCAATTCTTTGAAACGCCTGCTGATGTTGCCGACTGGCTAGTTATGCTTGCCGGAGGGGTATATGAGGATGATACAGTATTAGAGCCGAGTGCCGGACGTGGCGCTCTGATAAAAGCGATTCATAGGTCGTGCCCGTCAGTAACAGTTGAATGCTATGAACTGATGCCGGAAAACAGAGAGTTTCTTCATGCACTTGATAACGTAATATTGCTTGATGAAGATTTTACGAAAGATAGTGTAGGACATTACACTAAAATTATTGCTAATCCTCCGTTTTCCGGTAATCAGGATATTGACCATGTAAGGCTTATGTATGAACGCTTGGAAGAAGGTGGAACTCTTGCTGCTATTACCAGCCAGCATTGGAAATTCGCATCTGAAAAGAAATGTGTTGAGTTCCGGAAATGGTTGGAAGAGGTTCATGGAGAAGTTTTTGAAATCGGAGCAGGTGAATTCAAGGAAAGTGGAACGACTGTTAGCACTATGGCAGTTGTAATAAAAAAGTGATTCAAATCAAGAATAAGATATGAAACAGACATTAGAAGAAGCTGTAAATAGTATCAGCGGCGTACATCCTGATTGGAGTCGATTAGAATGTTTCAGAATAGGATTTAAAGAAGGTGCAGAATGGCACGCAAAGCAATCCCCGTGGATAAGCGTGAAAGAACGATTGCCGGAAGAAGGAAAAGAAGTAATTGTCTTATATGAGTATGTTTCAACATTAATGGTACAAACGAGTTTTTACCATAAACAATACGAAGTTTGGAGTTTTGGAGATAGTAAGATTATCGCATGGATGCCCATCCCCTCTTTCGATAAAATACTGGAAGCCAACAGGGATGTACTAGAACGGATTAAAGAGAAAGGAGATTGAATATGTATATAGCAAGAGACAAAGATGGTGATTTGTATCTTTATAAAAAGCAACCCGTGAAGTATTCGGAAAGTTGGTAATTATGTAGTGACAATCCCCATGATTTCTACAAGCTAGATTCTTCTTTATTTCCCGAAGTAAAATGGGAAGATGAAGAGCCGACAGAAGTTAAATTGGTAAAGAAGGAGAAATAACGATGAAATCAAAACAAGTATTATCAGTTGAACAAATGAAACATTTACAGGAGATTGGACTTGAATTAAGAAATACAAGTATGCTCTTGTGGTACAAACAAATGCTTGGTAAAATACCTATTTCAGATTGGGAATTATCGGTTTGGCGTGAAAGCCTATTTAGTGAAGATCATGTATACCCTGCTTACACTTTGCAGGATATTCTCGATAAGCTGCCTTGTTTTATTGGTAATGAAGTGCTGACCATCCAAAAACTTGCAGATAGCTATACATGCTTGTATATGGAACCTTATTCTAGGTCAATGATAAATATTACAGAAAGTAAAGAACTTATTGATGCAGTCTATGATATGCTGTGTTGGTGCATTGAAAACGGATATGTTAAAGTTGGAAAGGAGGAATAACTATGGGATTTACAACACCGTGCTTTATACGCAAAAATACACCGGAGCTTCGGAAGAAGTTGGAGGAGTTGGGGTATGTTAAAAATTCCCCAATATGGACGGATAATTGCAGTATAATATGGGCTTATCAATATCCAGTGAAAGGATTTGATACTCCTAATTATGTGATTGCAAATTCTTTTGATATTCCTTTTGATAAACACAGCCTCTTATGTGGGGAATTTATTGATTGCGGAACCAACGAAGAACTTTTCTTGGCTATTGCTGCATTGAGAGATGATACAAATGAAAATCAGTGGTTTATTTGCGATGTAAATCATTGGGATAGATCGGACAATGGAGAAGCAACAGTTTATGCTGAAATAGGAGAATGGATTTTTTGTAAATCCAATGACGATGATTGTGCACGAGATAATCATTATCACAAGGCTACCGTAGAAGAGCTAATCGAACACTTTAAAGAAAAGGAGGAATAAAATGAATCGTACAATAAAATTCAGAGGAAAATCAGTTTTAAATGACGAATGGATATATGGTGATTTAGTTCATAGAACTAATAGCCCAAAAACAATTTCTCCAATACAAATCAATGGTATTGGCATTAAAGAAGAAACCGTAGGACAGTTTACCGGCTTATTCGACAAAAACGGAAAAGAAATATATGAAGGAGACATTGTAGAATGGTTATTCCTTTCCTATGGCTGTTATGGAGAACAAGAGAACTATTTGAAAGGTTATATAGAATGGCATCAAGGTGGGCTTATTTTCAATGTTACAGAAAATGATTTCGAAGATGCTGGATTTTATGCAATTTCCGATTTGCATACAGATACAGAAAGTGATGTTAAGATATTAGGCAACATCTACGATAACCCGGAATTAATTAAGGAGGAATAAAATGAACCGAGAAGAATACAGGCAACTATGCAGGCATTACAGCCCATACAGCGATAAATATGTCATGTGATGGAAAACGTACCCGTATAGAGTAATTATGATAAGAAAAATACAGTAGTAATATATGGAAACCGTAGAACTAATAATTAAAATCGCATTGTTTATCCTCAATGTTTCAACTGTTGCTTTCATTGTAATCATGATAAGCAAATGGCATAAACGTATGGAGGACAAGCTGAATAGTATTCAAAGATATATTCATCACGTAACAGACCGTAATGATATTGTATATATCAATCAGCTTGAAGAGATAAAAAGGATACTGATAGAATCTGAACGATATGAGGAAGCTGACAAAATATGCAAGTGTATTGAGATTGAATTCGATAATCTTAAAGAGAGAATGAAAGGATGGAAGACAAATGGTTGATACTTTAAAATAGAAAGGGAGAACCAGCGAGCACGACCAAGCTTAATTCTCCCCCAAATCTTACACGATTATGATGCAAATATACTATTTACTTTTTAAATAATCGTGTTATGATGAATGATTTTTCAATTATTGAGCAAATAAAATCTGTAAAGAAAAGAAAAGAAGAGCTTTCAAGGATAGAGCAAAATATGTCAGCTCCCACCTTGACAGATAAATCACTCATCCCAGTCATTTATGAGATGTTCAGGGAGATTCTTTCTGAACAGGATTTCGCACCGATGCCGGAAAGTCCCCATCAGAGAAAGAAATTTGTGTTCGTTATACTTTTCTTGTATTCTCCCAAGACACTAGCCGGATACCACTCTCCAAAGGGATTGAGGGATGCAATTGCAAAGGCTATCGGATTACATGATGTCACATTCATTTCCAACAATATAGAAACTGTTGCTTTTCTATCTCAAAATGATAAGTACTTCAAGAAAGATATAGAGTATCTTTATACCGAGATTATTAATCGGCTAAAATTCAAAGGGCTAATCAATTAAAGAGGTTGTGTCAAAATACTGGCGCAACCTCGTTTTTATTTATAATATTCTTTCCCTCGTATATTTTTATGTTCCGGCATAGGTGGTTCTCCATCAAAATGAATTTTACCTCCACAGTGAGGACAGGTGATGGTGTTGGCATCATCTTTTATGTCCATATCATCAACAAAGAAGTCACCAACCTTGCATCCAATAACATCTGCTATTTTCTGTAATGTTCCTACTGTTGGATTTCTACTAAGGTTTTGGGCAAGTGTAACCCTTGTTATACCCATTTTTTTTGCAACTGCTTCCATTGTGAAGCCTTTCTGCTTGATTATTGTTTTTACTTCCATGAATGTATGATTTTAATCAGTTGCAAATATAGGATTAAAAATCGAATAAACAAATTAGATTTAGCTGTTTTGGCTGAATATAGTCATTTATATTAAAATATACTTAGATTATAATCATACCTGTATTGCGCTTGTTAATATATGATAATAATCATACAAATAATACATTTGTTTATTGCTTGTATGATTATAATCATTACATTTGCATCATCAAAAACGAAGTAATAACAATTAAAAGATATACGATTATGGCAACAAAGAATATCATAAAAGAAGTAAGTTACAAAGGTCACGCAATAACAATGTTTGAAGATGGCTTTCATCAAAAATTTGTAATCATAGATAATGATGAATCAAAGCTGTATGATAGCATTGCAGATGCAAAGAGAGTTATTAGAGGCGAGCAACCTTATTACAAAATAAACTAAGTTTAACCAGCAGGGCGAAAGCCCTGCGCAATATAGAAGATTATGAATACAAAAGAAATAGAAATTGGTTTGAGATACAGAGTGTCAGGTGATTTATCTAACGGACACTATGCAGATGGTACACCATGTATAATACATGAAGATGTAGTAAGGGTAATCAAAAGAATTACAGAAACCCATATTATTTGCGAGTGCGGTCGTAGATTTATTATCAACGATAATCTCAAAATTGAGAAGTTCTAAGTTTAATCCGGTAGCCTTCGGACTACCACAATACACACAGCAATGAGAAAGTATGATTCAAAAGGCGAATTAGTAACAGAAGGATACTTAGTACCTAATCCCAATTTCATCCCTAAAGGTGAATACAAAGCAACAGAACTGGACAAATATAAACGTAGCGTTGATTTTCTGATAACGAGTTGCGGCAACAGGTATGAAATCATCTTTAATAAGCCTATTATCCTCAAAGAGACACGCTCTATCAAGCGTATTGGTGGCAATGGCTATCTTGTTACAGAAAAATCCTTAGAGAGCCTAAAAAAGAGATATACTCATGCTTGTGATTTTTGATACGAGTAAAGAAAGATTGAATGTGAAACATTAAAAATATAGATTATAAATGAAAGGTAATTGTACGTTAGAACTTGATGTAGACAGTGTGGCATTGAATAATGCAATGTCTAAGGCTGTCAGTAATGCTGTAAAAAGCCTCAATATTGAGCAGATAGTAAATGCAGAAGTAACAAGAAGAATAGGCAAAAGCGTAAGCAAATCAATACAAGACGGCACATTTGTTAGAGCAGTTGCCAAGAATGTAGCCAAAGAATTTGATGCAAATACCATTGTGTCCCTTCTTGATATTGAAGAGCTGAAAACTATGGTTGCAGAAAAAATCAGTCAGAAAATAATTAGTAAAATGGGGATTTAATTATGAACTCAATAAACAAAAACGGTTGCAGCGTATGCCAACCCGGTAAAGAGAATTACACTACCTACACTACCAAATTGAGAGGTAAGAGAGTGAGAATGTACCAGTACGACTACCGTACTGAAAGTGGTGAACTCTTTGCTTGTTGTGCGCCTACCTTAGAGGCGTGTAGAGAGAAAAGGGATAAGTGGTTACAGAGCAAGAAATAACCAACATTTCATCTATTGTTGGTTTTATAAGTTGAAGATTTTTCATTATCTTTGGTTTACATAGTACCTTTGAAGTACTATCGCGGGTTAGAGCAGTGGGCAGCTCGTCACTTTGACTTGGTGAAGGTCAGCGGTTCGAATCCGTTACCCGCAACTACTTAATTATTAATTTAAAAGACACGATTATGAACATTCTAACGCTTAGTATTAAGCAAAAGTATTTCGATGAGATTTTGGCCGGTACAAAAACGCACGAATACCGTGAAATCAGGCCTACCAATGCAAAAAAGTACATAACCTACTTATGTGGTGGTAAAGAATATAAGGCTGATGAAGAATTACCTGAAGAGGGTGAGATAGAATTAAAACCTATCCAGTACGATGCCATAAAACTGCTAACTGGTGAATATAGGGGTAAACGTCCGTATATTATAGTTGAGGTGAAAGACGCAGAAGCATCAATTCTCACAAACAATGAAGGTAACGATATTGTTTATACCTATAAAGGTGAAGAGTATCTTGCCGCCCAAATGGATTATACTTTAGGCAAAATATTAGAGAAACATATAGATTGAATTGTTTAAACTTAAAATTTGATTTGCTGAGTCGCAAGAAGAATTAACAGAGTAGCCGGACCGCGCAGAAACATGAATGGTGCAGGTGCAGGCGGTAGATTGGTTGCCAACCGTAGAGGTACGGCTAGTGCCACACAGTTAGGTTCACGTAGACAACGTTATGCTGATTTACGTGTGTCATTGGGTATGTCTGGAGGTTAACCATGAACAAGGTAGAACAAGCGAACCGGTATATAGACCTCATTCGGGTAAAATCGAATGAGGCTTTACTGTTTTTATCACTTGGTAAAGATTCGCTTGTTCTGCTTGATTTAGTCTATCCGAAGTTTGACCGGATTGTTTGCGTGTTCATGTACTTCGTCAAGAATTTGGAACATATTAACCGTTGGATAAACTGGACTAAAGCCAAATATCCGAAAATAGAGTTTGTTCAAGTACCACATTGGAATCTCACTTATATTCTCCGTGGCGGTATGTATTGTGTGCCAAATCCGAAAGTAAAGCTGTTGAAGTTGGCAGATGTGGTAAAGGCTATGCAACTTACTCATGGAGTTTATTATACATTCTTGGGTATGAAAAAAGCTGACGGTATGAATCGTAGACTTATGTTGAAAGGGTATGAAGTAAACGGTTACGAGAATAACGGTATGGTTTATCCTTTGGCTGATTGGACACAAAAGGATATTCTTGCTTATATGAGGCAGCATAATTTACCCGAACCAGTTCGGTATTCATTGAAAGCCAGTTCGGGAGTAGGCTTCAATCTTGATTGTATGCTTTGGATGGAGAAGAACTATCCACAGGACTTACAGAGAATTTACAAAACTTTCCCGATGGCTGAAAGAGTACTTTGGGAGTATCATAATCAACAAAAGTAATATGTATGGAACTAAGTAAATATATCAAGAGTGAATCGGTAGAACTTAACCGTTCTGCCATTCGTTTTGCAGACTACAATCCGAGAAAACTTTCCGATGAATCACGCAAAGCATTAAAGCGTGGTATCAAGAAATTCGGATTGGTAGGTGGAATAGTTGTGAATAAGCGTACCGGGCTTACCGTAGTCAGCGGGCACCAGCGTTTGTCTGTCATGGACGAATTGCAAAAGTTTCCCGATAACGACTATCGCATTCGTGTCGATGTCATTGACGTGGACGAACAGCAGGAAAAGGAGTTGAATATTCTAATGAACAACCCTAATGCACAAGGTTCTTGGGATTTTGACGCTCTTGCCCGTATTGTTCCTGATATTGACTGGAAAGATGCAGGATTGACGGATGCCGACTTGAATATGATTGGGGTTGATTTCCTTTTGCAGACCGAAGAAGAAAGCTCCATTGCTGACGAACTGGAAAGCATGATGTCGCCTGTAACAGAACAGAAAGAAGCCGATAAAGCCGCCAAACAGTTGGAACGTGCTGAAAAGGTAGCCCACATGAAAGAGGTCAAGCATCAGGTGAAAGAAAACGCACAGAAGCAAGCTGAGAACATGGATGCCTATGTGATGTTGTCCTTCGATACCTATGAAGCTAAAGCCGCTTTCTGCGAAAGGTTCGGGTATGAGCCAGATATGAAGTTTATAAAGGGAGAAGTTTTTGATGAACAAGTAGAAAGAATAGATTAATTATTGGGAGGAAAGCTGAGTTAGAAAGAAAACATATAGCCAGTTATATCAGCAGTCCAGACGAATAATGTACAACGCTGGAAGACAATACGGGTTAGGTTCTGCAAGACAAAGAAACATAAGGGATAGAACGAAATCCATAATGGGAAGATATGCTGAGAAAATAGATAGCTATTTCTCAAAAAGAGGAGTTGATGTCTATGGAAACAAGCCAATTTCTCGCCGTGTATATATGGGTAACAATAACGGTTAAAATTATGATTGGCGATTTTATACTTTGGATAAGGAATGTTCTAAAGCAAAACCTGTTTTGTGTTCATCATTATGTTTGGAAAGGTAGTGTGATGTTCTCTGAGTTCAGGTATGAACAATGTGAGAAATGTGGAAAATTAAAGAAGTAATATGAGCAATAGTGAATCTCAAAATAGAAAAGGTAAAGGAGGAAGAAAGCCAAAGTTTGATTATACAAGCGAGGACTTTCTTTCTCTCGTGGAATCGTATGCCAAAAAGGGATTCACTGACAAGGAAATAGCCTATGCCATAGGGATTTTACCACAAACTTTCTGCGAAAAGAAAAGTGAGTACACCGAAATATCCGAAGTCTTAGCGCGTGGGCGCGCGACAATCAATGCCACTGTAAGGGCTAAATTCCTTGCAATGGCTCTCGGTGGCATAAAAACCAAAAGCACCGTGGTAAGAAAGCTCCGTGATTCAGAGGGAAATTTGACAGGTGAGGACGAATTACAAGTTAGCGAAAGCGAGTTGGCACCAAACTTGCAAGCAATGTCTGTTTGGCTGTATCACCACGATGAGGATTGGAGAAAGGTTGAACGCAAGCAGGATGAAGACGCTGATATTCCAACAGACATAGAGCATGGCATCAACATTGATTCTTGGATTAAAGACAAGCTGAAATGATAGTACCTCAAGAAATATATCATCCACTATACACCGATACGGAGAAATTCATTATCCTTATCACCGGTGGGCGTGGTTCGGGTAAATCTTTCAACGCTTCCACTTTCATTGAGCGGTTGACTTTTGAAATGACTCCCGTAGAGAAAATTGTTCATCAGATTCTTTACACCCGTTACACGATGGTTTCTGCCGGTATGTCTATCATCCCCGAAATGATGGAGAAGATAGATTTGGACGGTACCACGAAATATTTCAAGACCACAAAGACGGACATAGTCAATAAGATGACTAAGAGCCGTATCATGTTCCGGGGTATCAAGACTTCTTCCGGGAACCAGACAGCAAAACTGAAATCCATTCAAGGCATTACGACTTTCGTCTGCGATGAAGCGGAAGAGTGGACAAGCGAAGATGAGTTCGACAAGATAATGCTCTCCATTCGCAAGAAGGGTATTCAGAACCGGATTATCATTATAATGAACCCATGCGATTCCAATCACTTCATCTACAAGAAATACATTGAGAAAACTCACAAGCTGGTAGAGATTGACGGTGTGCAGGTTCAGATTTCCACTCATCCGAATGTGCTCCATATCCATACTACGTATTTTGACAACTTAGAGAATCTTTCACCGGAGTTTCTAAAAGAGGTAGAGGATATGAAGGTGAGTAATCCTGAAAAGTATGCTCATGTGGTTATCGGCCGATGGGCTGACGTTGCAGAAGGCGCTGTATTTAAGAAGTGGGGAATTGTTGATGAGTTCCCGGCTTGGGCAAAGAAAGTAGCTATTGGGCAAGACTTCGGTTATACACATGACCCGTCCGCTTCCATCCGGTGTGGAATTGTGGATAATGCTCTATATCTGGATGAAGTGGATTACCGTACAGGACTGCTTTCCTCTGACATTATCAAGACTCTTCGTCCGTGGGGCTTGAAGGTAATTGCCGATAGTGCAGATCCACGATTGATTCAAGAGGTACATAATGGAGGCATTAGGATATATGCCGTAGAAAAAGGAGCAGGCTCTATCAATGCGGGAATTGACAAAATGCAGGGTATGGATATTTATATAACCAAGCGTTCATATAATCTTCAAAGCGAGTTCAGAAAGTATGTATGGGCAAAGGATAAGGATGGGAACTACATCAACGAGCCGGAAGACCATGACAATCACGGTATAGACGCTGCACGTTACTATGTATTGGGTGAGCTTCTTGGCAAGATTCAGAAGCCGAAAGATTTAACAGGAATATTCACACACTAAAAATATAAGCTATGCCATTGAGTTTAGAAGAAATATTAGCCCTATCAGACATTGGGCAGAAAATAAATTACCTGAAGAAAGGTAGAAAGACCGAACTTCCTGACCGTTGTAAACTTTGGGATGATTGGAATCCGGAACGCCACGAAATCATGGTTGACAAGGAGAAGTACCCAGATAGAAAGGTTCTTGAAAAGGAAGCGGAGAAGGTTTTCGATGAAAAAACTGGTAAGACTTATGAAATTGAAGCGAGGTACAAGACCGAACCTGTGAACCGTATCTCTATCCCATTGGAACAGGATATAGTGAACATTCAAACAGCTTTCACGGTCGGCACAGAACCGTCTATGGATTGCACTCCAACCGATGATGATGAAAAAAAACTGCTGGATGCGGTCAAAGCTGTATTCAAGTCTAATAAAATCAAATATCAAAACAAGAAGATTGTCCGTGCCTGGCTCTCCGAACAAGAAGCGGCAGAATATTGGTATGTTATCGATGATGATTCGTTTTGGGCAAAGTTTTGGAAGAAAGTTAAGACTACATTCGGAGGGAAGGTAAAGCCCACCAAGAAACTGAAAAGCGTGTTATGGTCTCCATTCAGAGGTGATAATCTATACCCATTTTTTAACGACGAAGGTAAAATGATTGCTTTCTCACGTGAGTACAAGAAGAAGCTCATGGATGATTCGGAGGTCATCTGCTTTATGACTATCACGGACAAAATGGTTTATCAATGGGATTTGTCTAAAGGATATGAAGAAAGAACTCCTTTTGCTCATGGATTCCCAAAACTGCCTGTTATCTACGCTTATCGGCCCGAACCTTATTGCAAAAAGATTAAGACTTTCCGTGTCCGGTTGGAAAAACTTCTTTCTAATTACGCGGATTGCATTGACTATCATTTCTTCCCACTGCTGAAGCTAATTGGAGATGTAGAGGGCTTCATGGGTAAGGTTAAGGATAGAATGGTCAAACTCACCGGAGAGGGTGCGGATGCCCAGTATCTGACGTGGAGCCAAGTGCCAGATACCGTAAAATTTGAAGCAGAAACACTCACTAATATGGCTTATGATATGTCAAACACTCCAAGAATATCCTTTGAGACGTTGAAGGGGGTAGGCAAAGCATCAGGAACCGCTTTCCGCTTTATGTTCATGGGTGCACATATGGCGGTAGAAAATCACGGTGAGGTCATTGGAGAGTTCTTGCAGCGGAGAGTAAATTTCATTGTTTCTGCTTTAGGCTCTATCAATCCAACCGAGTTTAGCAAGGCATCGCAGACCATTGACATAGAAACAGAACTGGTTCCATATATGATTGATGATTTGAATGATAAGGTGACTACTGCCGTTTCCGCTGTCAGTGGTGGAATTTGGTCAACCCGTGAAGGTATCATGTTTGCCGGGAATGCTGATAGGGTAGAAGAGGAGCTTGCAGAAATCAAGGAGGAACAAGGGGCAAAGAATAGCAATGCAGTGTTTCCTAACTTCAAGGGATAATTCATTACTTCATGTTTTTATAGTACTATTGAGCGGAGCTAATTTAGTTCCGCTTTTTTTATTGCTAAATTCTATATTATAGAATATATTTCTTGGAAAAATTTTATAATTCAAAATTAATTCATATTTTTGCATCAAATAAATGAGATATGAGAATTGTATCACATAAGAAATTGAAAGAGTTCTACGAGACGAAAGGCTATGAAGATTCACGCATAGCTTTAGAACGTTGGTATGATATAGCGGAAAAAGCTGAATGGAAGAACCTATCAGACATTAAAGTAGATTTTCCTGCTGCTGATTATGTAGGCAACCAGCACTATGTATTCAATATTAGAGGTAACAATTATCGACTGATAGTAGTTGTAAAGTTTACAATGGGCTATATTTTTATTCGGAAAGTGTGTACCCATAAAGAATATGATAAAATAGATTGTTCAACCATTTAAGATACAGGATATGAATAAAGTTAGTAAAGAACAATATGAATTTGCTTTGGCAAGAGTAGAGGAACTTCTGCCATTGGTTGATGATAATACCCCTGCAAACGATAAAAATGCGGTGGAGCTTACAGTTATGTCCGATATTGTGATAGCATACGAAAAAGAACATTATCCGATAGAAAAACCGACTGTTGCGGAATTGATAGAGCTATCTCTTGAAGAGAAAGGGATGAGTCAAAAGCAACTTGCTGGTGAGATTGGAATAAGTCCATCGCGTGTGAATGACTATATTTCTGGACGTTCGGAACCGACCCTCAAAATTGCGAGGTTGCTATGTCGAGTGCTGAATATACCTCCAGCCGCAATGTTGGGATTTTAAATAACTAAAATATAGATAATATGGAAAAGAATGAATTGCAAATTTTGATAGGGCGATTAAACAGTGGGAAAAGAATCTCATTAGGTTCTCGTGTTTTAACCATAGATGAAAAAGGCGTTTTAGCCAATTATATTGAGAATAATATTGATGACTATTGTAATGAGAAATTTCAAGATGATGAAGATGTATTGTATGATGCCATAGAGCTAGTCGATGCACGTGATGGAGATTGGATGTTTGATGATGAAGATAATGCTGAAAGACATAGCATTTGGTAATCCTGAGTTAATATAATTTCATTTAGGCGTGATTCCATTCGGTTTCACGCCTTTTTAGTTTCATTCCCCAGTATCTTCCACCAGTTTTAGCTTTGCTCCACACTTGGGGCAAGTGAACATATTCTCTTCATCCTCTCTTAGTAATTCGGAAACAGAAATACCCAAAATTGATGCTATCTCTTTTAGCTTATCAAGTGACGGATTCCCATTAATAATTTGAGAAAGCGAAGACTGGCTCATACCTTTTTCTCCGTTTTTGTTGGTCATCAAAGCAGCGACCTGACTAATTGTAAATCCTCTTTTTTGAATTTGTTCTTTAATAGACACGGCTATAAGTTTTAAATAATGGAACAAAGATATGAAAATAATCAATTACACACATCAAATATAAGATATATATTATAAACCGCATCATTTTAATAAGTTTTAAATTATTTGTTCGTTTGAGTTAATTATAAGTTAAATCTAATATTACCTATATTAATATAAGGTATAACTTATATATTTGCAATGTGATTCAAAAACGAAGTATAAACACTAAAACATAGAATTATGAAAACTCTAAAAGAACAAGTAGAAGAAATTGTAAAGAGCAATAAGTCTAAACAGACCAAATCTTTATCTTTAGTTAAGTTAGGTTTGTCACCTTATGAAGTGAGCTTATTATTAGGTTCAATTAAGGTGCAGAAAGGCTGTAAATTCAACGCAAACACCCTTACGTTTGGTGTTGAATGCGAAACGTACAATGTGATTCGTGATGCTCTTATCAGAGAAGTAGAACAAAGAAACATATCTATTCAGTCAGAGGGTTACAATCATAGAGACAATAATCATTATTATAAAATAGTTTCTGATGCCTCTATTCAAGGCGCAAACGGTCAAGAAATAGTAAGCCCTATCTTAAAAGGTAAAAAAGGTTTAGACAGCCTTAAAATGGTTTGTGATTCTTTGAATGCCATCGGTGCAAAAGTCAATAAATCAACTGGTCTTCATGTTCATTTTGATGCTTCTAAAATCAGCGATTCTCACTTTGTTCAGATCTTCAAGAACTATCAAAAGTTAGAAAGTGTAATTGATTCTTTTATGCCACAATCACGCAGAGCAAACAACAATGGTTATTGCAAGTCGGTTCAAAGTTTGAACTATGATACATGTACAACTAAATCAGACGTTATAAGAGTAAACGGTACTCGTTATCGCAAAATTAATGCAGAAAGCTATCTTTCTCACAAAACAGTTGAATTTCGTCAACATTCGGGCACGACCGAATACGATAAGATAACTAATTGGATTAATTTTCTTAGAAAGCTGATTCAATATTCATTTGAAAATGAAATTTCAGAATGCAGTTCAATTGAAGAAATACCATTCTTGACAAATACAGAGAAACAATATTTTATCAACCGCAGAGAGGCTCTTAATTGAGCCTTTTCTCTAAAAAGTAAAGACTATGTGTGTTATCATTTACAAGCCAGCAGGCAAAGAATTACCAAGTTTAGATATATTGGATAAGGCGTATAGAAGAAACCCTCATGGGTGTGGTATCGTATCGCCAAACGTGTTATACAAAGGTCTGTCTTATACTTCATTCAAGAAGAACTTAAAAAGATGCAACAAAGAAGAACCTCTATTGATTCATTTCAGATACGCCACACATGGTAGCGTGAAAAAGTCGAATTGCCATCCGTTCTATGACCAAGAAACTGAAACGTATTTCATGCACAATGGTATTATTGGCGGTATCAATCCACCAAAAGATAAGACGGATTCAGAGTGTGCCTTTAGGCGGATTTTACAACCCTATATCAAAAGGTATGGCTTGGATTCAGTAGAACTTCTTAAAACGGCAAACCAAGTGAGGGGCTTTCATTCTAAGTTCGCTTTCATGCAAGGTGATAACGTGAGATTGTTTGGCGAGTTCTTTCAGTTCCAAGACTGTTACTTTTCAAATTTAAGGTTTTTATAGTACTTGTTTAGTGTTTATTTCGTTATGGCGTGACTGTTATCACGCCTTTTTTATACCATTTTCCAACAATACCCCAATTGTTGTTTTTCACCCATTCAATTATTTCCTCTCCTCTTCCTTACTTCTTACTTTTATACCACAAATTTCAAACAACAATTTAATTCATACAGTATGAATATTCAAGAACTTATCCTGGCAGGACTGCAACAGAAATTTACTGGGGTAGACACTGCTATCCTTACCCGAATCGCCATCAAGAAGGCAGAGGGTATAACGGACGAAACAAAGGTAAACTCTATCGTTGAGGGTATCAGTTTTTCGGACGTATTAAATTCCTATGGTGATTTCCGTGCCGGGGATGCTTCAAAAACAGCAGTGACCAACTACGAGAAGAAGCATAACCTTAAAGACGGTAAGCCGGTCGAGAATCCCAATCCGAAGCCGGAAGAAAAGAAAGACGATGTGCCTGCATGGGCGCAAGCCTTAATTGATTCCAACAAGAGCCTTTCTGACAAGCTAACACAGTTTGAAACGGAGAAGGCTCAAGCAACACGTAGCCAGCAGATTTTGGCAAAGGCAAAGGAGTATGGTATTCCCGAAAACTACGTCAAACGATGCGCCATTAAGGACGATGAGGACTTGGACGCATACTTCAAGGACTTGAAGCAGGAGTTCGCAAATGACGGCTTCAAAGGCGTGACCCCTCCCGAATCAGCGGAAGAGAAGATTGAGAAAGAATCTGAATCTATCGCTAAGATGATTGACGAGGGAACGAAAACTATTGTTGAACAAAACAAGAATTAATTATGTCAGCAGGATTTAAGTATGATTTGGTTCCGCTCGTTGAGCAAGAGGAACGCTACGATGTCCAGACCGGTATTCGTAGACGTGGCCCGTTCAAACTCGACACGCAGAACCTAGTAGTGGGAAGTTTCCTTCCCGTATTTACGCCGATTTGTGCGGACTTGAAAAACAAGTTCGCTTATGCGGTAATCAACGTGAGAGTTGTGGAAGCCTATACCACCGGTGCGGAGGCTTTGTCTATCAAGGTAGCCAAGAACTCTTTGGCTTATGTGGGAATGTTTGTCGGAAGCGGCACTAAAGGTGCTGAGGTCGCAGCTATTGACAAATCTAATGCCAACTACGATGTCTTGACTATCAAGGCTGCTTTCGGTGAGAATATCGCCAAAGATACTGTACTTTTCAATGCGGTTGCGGTTGACGGCTTGAAACAGAAGTACGTTGCAAATTCGGCTCTGTTTAACCGTACAAAGGTTGAGGACGGAATTATACTGGTTTCATTGCTTCGTACAGCCGCGGAAATTGAGCCTTCAAAACTGGTTATGCCGTTCTCCGAGAACGATAAAGCCAACATGAAGGGATGGTTTGAATTTAACGAGTAAGGAGGTAGGATATGTTTTTAACGATTCAGACATTATTCGATGATGCGAACATTGTTTCCGCCATCATCAGACGTGTGAATCAGACACGTAAAGATACAATCTATTGGCAGCAGTATCTTACTTTCCGCAGAGTAACTACTCGTGTGTTCAAGGATTATATCGGTTCTGTAACCGGAGTAATGGCAGGTTCCATCAATTCGCGTTTTGGCGAAAAGCCCATCCGTGAGCGCAGGAACATCGGTTCGGGATATGGTGAGATTGCCTATTTGGGCGATGCTTACCAGATGTCCATCGACCGACTTTCCGAGTTGCAGGATTTAATTGACAAGTTCAATGTAGCTAAACCGGCAGACCAAAAGGCCGCAATGGAAGAGATTGTAAACTTCCTGGCAGATGATTACCGTCAGATTACCCTTGCTGCTCACAAGCGCATGGATATTATTGTTGGTGCCTTGTTGATGCTTGGTGAAGCCACCGTTTACAACAAGGATGCTGCAATAACTTCCGGTCAGACCAATAATAAACTGCTGGAGATTACCCTTCCGTTCAATTTTATCAAGCCGAAAAGTGGAGATGTGGTTGTGGACGGAAAGAACATGTTCATCTCTTACCTGAGAGAGAAACTCCATTCTTTGGCACCGGACTATGGCGTTTATGCCAAGATGATTATGACACGCGCTTCTTTCAACAAGTTCGTGCTCGGTTCATCTGAATTTGGCGAGCAATACAAGATGATTCTCGGCAGCAACGAAATGAAGTTGAGTACGGGATTGGTTTCCTCTTCTTTGGCTTCCGAAGTGTTCACCGGCATCGGTTTGCCGCGTATTGAAATCAAGGAGGACTACGTGAAAGACCAGACGGGAAAGAATGTGCAGATTTACGCGGATAACCGTATTACTCTGTTACCTTCTGACAACATTGGTTATATGCGCCATCATACCCCGTATGAAGCGACAGACCCAGTACAAGGACGTACTTATATCCCGTCAGAGGGGCAGATGCTTATCTCCAACTACCGTGACAAAAACGGTCGCTACATGGAATATACGGCAGAGTGGATTCCGCAGATTTCCAATCCAGATTTGATAACCAATTTCGATTTGAGCGAAATTGCATCCATCCAATCAGCATAAGGGGGTAGGATATGAAAGTAAAGGTTATATCAGTTTTCCGCGACAAGTTCACCGGAAAGTATTATACTCCCGGTGAAGTGATTGAAGTCGGTGAGGAGACCCGTGTGCTGGATATGGAAAGTCGCAGACTTGTCGAAAGGGTTGAGGTGAAAACTCCCGAAGTGAAAACCACTGAAGAAAAGAAGGAGGTGAAAATCTCCCTCTTTGAGAAAGAGTTCGAGAAGAAAACTTTGATTGAGGCTTTGAAGTCCATTGGTGTGCAGGCTTCCGGCAATATGAAAGAGGAAACTCTTTTGGGTAAGGTTGCAGAACTTGATGAAGAATCAACAGCCAAACTGAAAGAAGCATTAGGTATCGAGTAAAAGGATAGGGTAGTGCTTCTACCCTTCCATTGTTTAATTTTATGAATCAGTAAAGAAATGAAGAATTTTATTTTTGCCATGTTTGGCTTTTTGATGATGTCTTTGGTTTCATTGAACGTACAGGCATCGGGTGTGGAATCTCCCAAGTGTGAATATATGAATCTATCCGTTGATGTTGGTTTACCAGATATTCAGTTTATCACTTTGAAAACAGCTCCGGCTGATTGTATTGTACTGACCATGCCACAGACTATGTTCTTGGTTGCAAATAATCCAGCTATGATGTGTTCGATGAAAGAGGAAACGGCTATTCAAGGAAAACAAATTTCAGTCCCTAAATGTCCGTTCCGATACGTGTTCAAGTCGAAATATTTGACTCATTACAGCTATACCGCATATAGTAAACTGGTTACACCATATTAATATGACGATAAACGAATACATATCACAGAAGTTCCAGTCTTTCGGCATTAACTTGTCGGAAGCTGACCTTTTGGATATGTGTCTGAATGCGGAGATAAGCGGAGAGGACGAGATGAACGAGGATTGTTACGGTCGTGTCTTCGTGGCGATTGCGAAGTTCATCCCCTCTCTATCGCTTCGTGCCACTTCAATCAGTGAAAGCGGTTTCTCCATGTCTTGGGACATCAAAGGCATCAAGGACTACTACTCATGGCTGTGCAAGCAGTACGGATTGAAAGACGAACTGACGGACAAACCTAAATGTACCTTCTTATGATATTCGCCCCACACATATTGCAGGTAAAAGTTATCACCCCGATGGAAAGGGATGAGTTTGGCAGACCCATTCCCGGTACAGGTGGTGAAAGCTGGCAGGACGTATGCAAGTGCCGTTGTGACGATAACACAACCAAAGAGTTTTCATCCGATAATGGTTCCGTATATCGTCCTAACTATCATGTGGTGTGCGAGAAGAGAATCACTATCAAGGCAGGGGATGAAGTCCGCTGTATGGACGGCGAGAGCGTGAGAGGTCAAGGCGAAGTTTACACGGTGAAGAGTACGAACTATTTTAACTACGCGGAATTATGGATGTAGATTTCGACCTTTCCGATGTCGATTCCTTTTTCGATGAAGGAGAATGGGAAGTTGAAAAGAAGATGATTGACGTTGGCGATGAAGCCGTGAAGTACGCGGAGGAACACGGCGATTACGAAGACCACACGCTCACCTTGCGAACGTCCAACAAGTATGATGTGGATAAGGATGGTTTGACACTCTATAACGACGCTCAATCGCCGAAAGGTTATCACTATGCGTCCAACGTGGAATCCAAAGGGTTTGAAGTCTTGAGCGGCGCCGCCTTGTTTGCGAAGAAACGGTTGAATGGAGAATTATGAATGAAAAATCCCGCTTTTGCCAAGTTAATACTTTGGCAAAGGCAATGTAGCCACTTGGCACGCACAAGGTAGCCACTTGGCAAAAGCAACCTAAAACAGACTGGAAAATGATAACGACCACCGACATAGCGAACATACTCTACCGCGACTGCCAGCCCTTCGGCATCGGCATCGTCCCCCACGGCAAGAAGCTGGCGGGCGCGCTGAAGTCCGAAAAGATTGTCATCCACGCCAAGAAGCAGCAGCCGGGTAAGTACTGGAAGCAGTCGTTCGCCGAGGTCAACCTCTGTGTCCCCGACCCCGGCGAGGATGAAGCCGACACCATCCGGCTGAATGCGCTTGAAAGGCAGGCTGTGGAACTCTTTGACGGCGTGGTAAGCACCTATGACGGCACCCGTTACCGTTACTCCATCGAATCAATCGGAACGGAAGCGGACACGGCTTTGAAGTGCCACTATGTGAATGTAAGAATTTTGTTTAACGTATTAAATGTGAAATAATATGATTTCAGCAGTAGGAATTAAGAGAATCTTGTTTGCCGACATTTCAAAAATTACGGCGGACATCACCCCCGAAATCGCCAAGACTTTAATCCAAGCGGCCATTACCGCCAAAGATGAAGTCTTGAACGTGCACGGGGAAACGTGGCAGATTGAAGAAACAGAAGCGTCTGTCACGGGGTATAAAAATCAATTGAATGGTCAGAACTACCGTTATGACACAACTCCCGGCGATATTACTCCGGCTTTCTCTATTGGTCAGTACGATTGGAAAACTAAAGCGGCTCTCATGGGCGGTTCCATAGTTGAAACAGGGGAAGAAGGAAGCAAAGTCGCGGTAGGTTGGAAACGTCCTCTGACAAAAGAGATAATCAATAAGGCTCTTTTCTGTCTGACGGATGATAATGTATGGTTCATTTTTCCCAATGCCCAGATTGTAGCCCGTGAAGCGAATACAGACAAGGCAATTGCCATTGCTGTTCGTGGATTGGTTCAAACTCCTAAGATAGCAGGGGTAGCTTCTGAATATAACTATGAGGAAGATGCTATTAAGGCATTGACAGCGTAAGTTTTAAGGTAACAGATTGTTTTCGGATGGCGGTGGGTGGTTGCTCACCGCCTTTTTAATTTAAAGATATGAATCAAGCGTCTAAAATTGTGTCAGATGCCCTGCTGGGGATGGACTTCAAAAATGTAGAGATAGGTGGAGTAGTCTATACCATCAAGCCGCCTACTATCAAAGTTATCTGTCGTGCCATTCATCATTTCTCCAATGTCGGTATGGAGGGAGATAATATCATGGAGGCTATTAAAGAGCTTCCTGAAGCTACTGAAGATATGCTGAAAGGTATTTCATGCTTCATCTGCGGGAATGATAGTTTGGTCAAAGAATTGGAGAACGGCACTTTTGAAGAAGTCAAAGATGCCTTGGAAGTCTGTTTCTCTATGATGGATATTTCGGCTTTTCAGTGTGTCAGCTCGATGAGGAACGTGTCGATGCTGGCAGCAAGACCGAAACAGTAGGAAACACAACGTTCTTCGGGCAGATAGCCCATTTGATTGACACGCTTCATCTGAGTTATACAGAAGTGTTTGAGATTATCCCTTATCGGAATCTGCTGATGATGCAACGGGATAAATTACACGCAGTATATGGTGGTCAGAAGGTGAATAGAATCAGTGGTAAAGAATTGGCAAATCGAAGAAAAAAGAAATAGATATGGCGAAATTATCAGAAAATAATGATAATTTTGTAGCGAGTAGCTTATAAAATATATCATGAGAAAAACCAAATGGATTATATATACTGTCTTAATAGGATTAATGCCCTTTCTTATAAGATTATTTGTCTTTATGTTATCGGCAAATAGAGAGTGGGGGTTATTATTCAATCCAGTCGATTTTATATTTCTTGGATTAACATTAAATTTGACAAATTTGAATGAACTTAATAATGAAAAGCTTGAACCTATTTTGAAACTCAAATTTGAAGGATATTCTGTAATACAAATTATTCTTTTGTCTGGTATTTTAGGGATTTTGTATTTTGCAGAACAATCTCAGAAGGATGTTTTAGATAAAACAATAGCATTGGTATGCGCTATCGCCTTTTGTTTGTTATCTTTTATCTTTAGTAATGCCATAATGAATAAATTAAAATCTTTGGACGATGGGAACGATTGATATTATATTAATAGTAATAACATTTATTGTTTGTGTCACTGGAGGGTATGTAGCAATAAAATCCATCGTTGATACAAGGAGTAATAGTATAAAGAAATTTAGTAAGAACAGCGAACAACGCAAAAAGGAATTTGAAAATGGGCTGCATTAAATCATTTGTATATTTAGATGAATACAAGATGTATTCAATATCTTCTCAATTATTTGAAGGATTAACAGAGTATGTGTTATCTGGGAAAAAGTCAGAATATGCTAAATCTGAAGAACAAAAGGGAAAAATTCTCAGTGGAAATTTAATGGGAGAAATCTTAGTTAAAGAACAATCTTCGACAGAGAAAAAATATCTGCATGATTATGCTTACAACCTTTTTGAAAATAAATTGAGTGAGATGGGGGTGCTCTATACTGTTCCACAAAATGTTACTTTAAATGATTTACGTGATAAATCTTTTGTAAAAATATCAGGGAAAATTATTTTTAATGATTATAGCAAAATGGCTTCTACGTTAGAGCAATTTAATGAAATAGGTGAAGCTATTGGCTATTTCAAATATAGAGAAGAGAATGAATCCGTAGCTGAATTGGCGAAATTACCGAAGAAAATTGCAGATAGAAATTCGAAGGCAAAAGCTACATCTTTGCTGAAAAGTTTGAATGTGAAGTATACTGAGCTATTAAAAGCAGATGGGCTAATTTTAGATGATGATGTTGTAAATAGATTGCTAAATGTTTTGAAATTTAGCTATGATGAACAATTTGAAGTAACAATGCCATTTGCAAATAAAGAAATCATATTTTCTTCAATATTGAATAGAATTTATTTAAGAGAAAAGGAGGATATTTTAATTTCTAAGTATTCAAGAAAAACAGAATTTGAGTTCACTGTTTTAGGAATAGTAACACAAGCAGGAAATGAAAATATAGAAATGTTTGATGAGGAAGAAGTAGTAGATGGTTTTCGATCTGCTATTCAAAATACTATTGATAAAATGGCTGGTGTAGAGACTTTTTTTACTGGTCGTCAGAGTTCAGAATGCCGTATTGAACCGATTGCAATATATCGTGAATTATAATTTAAAAATTTTACGCAACTATACACTTTTGAGCAAGCAGTTATTAGTCTTTTATATATTGATAAGAGTGAATAAGGGGTGAAAATTCACCCTTTATTTGTTATGACATAATTTTATCTATTTTGTCAAAATTATCAAAGCGTGAAAAATCAATAGAATAGTTGCCCAATTTAGATAGTTCTTTTTTATATAATTGGCATTTTTCCTGATATTTTGCTTCATAGGCATCTTTTGCAGGTTCTGAATTTATACCAGCAGTTCGAGTTTCTTTATGCAGTATTACAATGTCATTTATAAAACATTTATTATAAATTTCAAATGCTTTATCAGGATGTCCTAATATGATTTCCTTTTTAGCTGCTTCAAGAGAAGCGTCTGTACCGTCAATTAAGTTCTTTTTTATCCTACTAACGTCATCTGTCATAATCCATACCTTGAAGAAAAGAATGATTTGTAGAATACCAAAGATGATAACTATCCATCCTGTAAAAGTGAGCATATCTTCCATAATTGTAGTTTTTTAGTTAGATAATACGCAAAATTACCGAGAAATTCAATTATTTCAAACTATTTCACGATAATTCTTCCATTGTCGTGTTTTTACAATCTCTGAAATGCTAAAACAGACCATCGAGTTCTTCCCTTGCAATTATTTTCCCACAATCCCTCAATTGTTGCATATTTGTATAAAAATAAGCAAGCTAAATTTAGGATATGTGATAAATTTGAGTAGTAAGTAATAAAAAAATAAGAATAGAAATGGGAAAGCTTGTATTTCGTGTGGCTTCGGATTGGCAAGAAGTTGTAAGATTAAGGACAGAAATAGAAAAGTTGAAACAAACACTTTTTTCTATGGATTCAACTCAATCTCCTGATACATTTAAAAAACTAAATGCTCAGTTAGGAGAAAATAGCAAAAAAATGAATACCCTTATTTATGATGCTGCCAAAGCAGGAGCAACAATAGAAAATGATTTCAAAAAAGGTATATACGATGGCGAAAAAGCTGTCAATTCCTTATCTGAAGAAATCATCAAACAAAAAAATATCATACGTGAAACACAGAATGATGTTTCAATGCTTACAGAGCAATATAAGAAATTAGGAAAATACGACCCTAAAAGACAATCTTTATCAGATGAATTAAACCGTGCAAAGGCAGCATTAGGAGAACAAAAGTATGCTCTTGGTGAATTACAATCACAACAAGCTCTTGCAAGATTATCTACCAAAGCTCTAAAGGATGAATACGCTTTGTTCAAGGATGAAAGCAAGGCTGTTGTTACCGTTAATGAAGGTGTAGGAGTCTCATTTAAGAAGACACTTGCTGCTATTGGTGGAATCGCAATGTTGAAACAAGTTGCTTCAAATGTAGTATCAACAGCTGGAATGTTTCAAAAGTATGAATCTGTATTAACTAATGCTCTGAATGGTAGTTCCGAAAAAGCAAAAGCATATCTATCTGACATAAATAGCTTTGCCGCAAAAACAAACTTCCAACTTGATGAACTGACGGATGATTTTATAAAATTCGTCAATCGTGGTGTCACTCCTTCGATGGATGTCATGAAAAAAATGGGAGATTTTACCAATACAGTAGCAAAACCTTTCGACCAGCTAACAGAGGCGATACTTGATATTAATAATCCAGAGCGTTGGAAAGAATTCGGTGTTCGTGTTCAAACAGAAGGGAATAAAGTTAAGCTTTCGTTCCGTGATATGACAGTTGAATGTGATAGAACGGTTGAATCTGTGATGAAAGCAGTTGAACAATTTGGTTCAATGAAAGGCGTAGAAGGTTCTACGGAAGCCATTTCAAAGACGATTGAAGGACAAATGTCTAATTTGGAAGATACGATAACAACGGCTTTGGCTGAAATAGGACTTGCTAATCAAGACTTGATTTCAGGAAGTATATCTGTTGTCGATGCTATCTTTAAGAACTACGACATTATAGGTAAGAGTGTATTGACTCTTATCGAAATTTACGGTGTTTATCGAGCTGGGCTACTGATAAATACTATTGTTGAACAAGGTTCTGTAAAGTCTATATGGGCGAAGATTACAGCAACTAAAGCTGCTACTGTTGCTCAAGTTGCATATAACAAGGTTCTCGCAATGAATCCCTATGTAGCAGTGGGAATGGCTGTTGTTTCACTCGGTGTTGCTGTATATACATTGGCAGAGCATACAACTTATGCTGAAAAGACGGCTCGTTCTGCTGCTGAGTCAATGGAGAAAATGAAAAATACTTCTGAAAATCTGAAAAATAAGATAAATGAATTACTTAGCGTAATCAGAGATGAAACTTCTACTCAATATAAAAAAACAGATGCTTATTTGAAACTTCAAAATATACTACCGGAAGTCTTCAAAAATATGGATATTGAGAAGATAAAGTTGATGGATAAACTTTCTTTATTAGAGAAAATAAACAAAGCATCCGATAGGAGAGAAATTGTCGGAGCTAAGACGAGTGTTGTCTTAGCTCAAAAAGAGGTTGATAAAATAAATGCTTTAATAGCCGCAGATTCTCAAAGAGGTACATATTCAGGACAATATGAAATTCAACTATCAGATGCTAAATCTAAACTTGAAGCAGCTAAAAAGGTGGTAGCTGATATTGAAAAGATACAGGTAGAAGCTAACAAGCAAAAAGAAAAAGATGACAAGAAAGTTGTTGTTAAAAATAAGGAATATTGGACTAATCAGAAGAAAGAAGCAGAAACAGCCTTAAACTCCATTGCGTCTTCTCAAAAGAAATTAATGGATGCTGGTAAGTTTGAAGGAATAGACGCTGCTGTTGTAAAGAGCTACAAGGGTAATGTCAAGAAGCTGAAAGAAGCCGAAAAAGAATTGAAAGTCTATGATTCTTCGTCCAAACAAGATAATCAAACCGAGAAACTTCGTAAGCAGACCGATAGATATAATGCCCTCCTTAATAAACAGGCATTGGAACAGCAACGTTCAGCCGAAGATTTGCAGATGAAAGTTGATGAAGCCCGAATCAAAGCTATGGATGAAGGTTCTGCCAAGACTATCGCTGAAATGGAACTCAACTTTGAAAAGGAGATGCAGGCTATTGACCGACAAAAAGAAGATGCTTTGCGGAAGAAAGTTGAGGATGCTCGCGCTGCATGGGAAGCTAATCCGAAGAATAAAGGCAAGTCTTTTGATGCCACCGATATAAAGCTATCTGATGATGAGCAAAACTATTATGATGAACTATACAAGATAGCCATTATCAGTAATGAAAAAATATATAAGGATTTGGCAGAGCACTATTTGTCTTATGCCGATGAACGTCTTGCCATTGAAAAGAAATTTAATGATGATATTTCAATATTGCAGGAAGCCCGTAAGAAAGCGGAAGCCAAAGGTGATGCCAGTGAAATAGCCCAAATAGACCGAAGCATTGAGAAGCGTACAGAAATCAAGAATGAAGATATATTCAAACTTGATGCTGAACAATTCAAGAAAAATATGAATTGGGAACAAGTCTTTGGTAATCTTGACAAGGTTTCTACTGATACTTTGAAGAAGTTGAAAACTAACCTTAAAGACTTTATATCATCTCAAAAGGATTTATCTCCTGAAAACCTTAAAGAACTGGTAGATGCTATCGAACGGATTGATGATAAGGTTTCAGAACGCAATTCCTTTGAAGCTATGTCTGTTTCCTTTAAATCCCTTAAAGATGCCACTGATGCTCAACGTGAAGCGCAGAAAGCGTATAACAAAGCTCTCAAAGAAGGTACAGACGAAGAAAAGAAAAATGCAAAGGCTACCCTTGAAAGTGCAAAGAACAGCAGGCAGAAAGCCCTATTTGATGCTACAGATGCCTTGCATAAAGGGGTTGACGAAATAGGGCAATATGTGGATGCAGGTAATCAGGTGATTGGTATCATGGAAACGCTTGGCATGAAAACACCTGAATGGTTGGAGGGTGCAATGTCCGGCTTTGGAGAGATGTTGAACGGTCTTGGTAATATCGACCTAATGAAGCCAATGTCTATTGTTACCGGCAGTTTGCAAGCAATCAAAGGAGCATTGACAAGTATCACATCATTAGGTGGTGTAATCAATTGGAACGGGAGTAATGCTAAAGAGGTACAGGATTCCATAAACCGCCTTACAGACCGTAACGAAGCCTTACGTACTTCCATTGAGGACTTGACGGATGTAATGGAAGCCAGTAAGGGGACAAAATCTGTTGCTGCATATACCGATGCTAAGAAATTACAAGAGGAGACAGAAGAAAATTATAAGAAGATTGCGCAAGAACAGGCAAGATATTCCAACTCCCATCATAGCTGGAACTATTATTGGGGTGGATTTAATCAAGATGAAATAGCTCGTTTAAGCAGTCAGATTGGTCGGAATTGGAACGGTGATATATGGTCACTTTCTCCCGAAGAAATGAAAATGCTACGCAGTAATGTTGATATGTGGGAGAAAATTCAGAATACAGGGAAAGGTAATTATGGGGGTCGCCTGACAGAAAAGTTAAATGACTATATCGACCAAGCCGGAAAGATGGAAGAACTTACTAATAAGCTGTATGAAGGTCTTACCGGAATATCATTCGAGTCTATGTATGACAGTTTCATTGATACTCTAATGGATATGGATGCAAGTGCAGAGGATGCAGCCGACAATATTGCTGACTATTTTATGCGTGCAATGCTTTCCAATAAGATTGGTGAATTGTATAGCGATAAGTTGGAAGCATGGTGGAAAAAGTTTGGCAAGTCTATGGAAGATAATGAATTGACTGAATCGGAAAGGGAAGCTTTGCAGAATGAGTATATGCAATATGTTGAAGAAGCCATAAAGATCCGTGATGAAATCGCTGCGGCAACCGGATACACAGGAAGTTCTTCTTCCTCTTCCCAAGAAGCTTCAAAGAAAGGTTTTGCCACCGCTTCACAAGATTCAATAGACGAACTTAATGGGCGTTTCACTTCCTTACAAATTGCCGGAGAAGAAATAAAGAATCAAAGTGTAGCTCAATCCCAATCACTAAATATTCTAACGATGAAAGCGGATGCACTTATTTCCATAAATACGGAAACGAGAAATATTGCTGATGATACGCGTGATTTGATAGCAAGTTCATATCTCGAACTAGTTCAAATCTCCGAGAATACCGGAGCAATAATAAAACCAATCCAGCAAATGCAGAAGGATATAGCGGAAGTTAAAAATAACACAAAAGGATTATCAACAAAATAG